AACGTGCTGATAACTAACACGTTGGTGCTTTAGTGCAAACAGGTTGATTATCAATGGGTTAGTCTACTTTCTCCACCGTGCGGAGACAAGATTACCCGCGCATTGGATAGGGTGCAGGGTATTGGGTGCAGGGTGTATGGAGTGAGCAGGATGACAGGGCGAGCAGGTTGCACGATAGGACAACAGGCAGTCAGGCTGTGCTATGGTATGACAGGGTGAGCAGGTTGTGCTATAGTACAACGCTACACACCGCATTGTTCCACGAGTGTTCCACGGCCTGTGTCCCGCATTGTTCCACGGTCTACACTATATGTTCCACGATATCTATATGCCTGACAGCCAATGCATTATCTATCTATGCCGCGTCAACGTAACTGACTGATAATCAACCCCACCCCATCGCCAAAATCGACTTCGGGAAGGGGTCGGCCACGTATGCTGGGTGGGGGTGACCCCCACCATAGTAAGTTTATAATTTTTTGTGTACGTTACATAATCCGTTTATATTTGTAAAAAATAATGTCATGAACAAGAAACTTGCATCTAGTCAATATGCGGCAAATAACTTCGGGATGAGTAGTGATGGCCCTAAGCGCCCTAAGAAAGGAAGGGGTGGTGAGAAGGGACAGGACATGAGCTGCAGCAAGGATGGATGCGCTACGTATAACACCGGCGGTGGCAAGTCGAACGTTGGTCGTGAGACTAACCGTCAGAACAAAGGAGGTGCGAAGGGATTGTCTACCAGGGCGCAGTACTCAAAGAAGGTGTTGAAGACGGGGAGTCGTGCTGAGAAGCGGTGGGAGAAAAAGATAGCTAAGGTAAAGGCTAACGCTCCGGCCCGTCCGATGACTCGCAAGGAGAAGGAGATGGCTAGTGAGATGCGTCCATCGCGTCAGGATTACAATGACAACAACGTGCCTAAGTCTGCGCCTAAGATGGCGAAGAAGGGACTTTTCAAAAGAAGACAAGTACAAAAAATAACAATCTAAGAATATGGCAGACAAGGTTAAAACCAAGAATGGTGTAACGACTACTAAGTCATCGTACAAAACGTCAGACGGCGGTCGTGTAAAAGTAAAATCAGCAAGCAAGGATGGTGTGACGATCTCTAAGAGAACTGTTCGCTCTGGTGGTTTGTTGAGCAAGCGTAGTCGCAGTGTTGTAAAATCGCTTGACACTGGCGCACAGCGAAAGCTTGAGCAGAAGAAAAAAAATGTTGATGCGAAGGGTCGTTTACAAGCTCCAAAAACTAGCCGTTCATCTTCTTTAAACAGATCTACTGGGAAGATTGAGGTTGTAAAAAAGCAAATGATTGAAACTCCGGGTGCATTGAATCAATCCCGTACATATCGCGGATTAAAAAAACAACTTTAAAAAACAAATAGTCATGCCAGAAAAAGTAAAAAAGAACCTGCTTGGCCGTACTGTTACTAAGACGAGTGGGTCTAATAATATGCGTCAGTCTTGGAAGACTAGTAAGAACCGAGACTTCGACAAAACGAAAAGGGTTACTAGAAACGACGATGGCAGCACGTCTATCGTTAAGACAAAGGAGGTTGATCGTGGATTTGGCGACAACAAGCCCGGCTCAATGAGAAAGAAGCGAGTTGTAACCAAGTCAATAGATGCCTCTGGCAAAAAGACTCGTGACGTTAGAAAGTTCAAAAAAGTTAGCGGTCCGGCTGGTGATGTTACTACAAGAACTTTAAAGGGAAATTCCGGTAAAAGTCGAAGCGTTACGTCAAGTACTCAAAACGGAAATTATACATCAACTACAACAGGGATTGGTCCTGTATCACAGGCCCGTACATTCCGTCGTGAAATCAAGAAAACAAAATAAAAAATGAAAACACCACCAAAAAAGCGTGCTGCACGTGTTGCGAGCCGCGCGGTAAAAACAATGGAGAAGGCCAAAAACACATGGTCAAGAGCTGAGGCTATTCGCACTGCTGAAAGCAAGTTAAGCAAGAACATGACCATGGGAGAGTTCGACAACTCAGTGGCAAAGGCTAATCAGTTGTATCGCAAGGCAGAGCGTCAGGAGAATCGTGCAAAGGCTCAGATGCAAAGGTCAAAAAACTTGAAAGCCAAAGGCGTTAAGCCATTCTCTGGTGTAGCAAGTCGCAATCCTAAAAGGGGTAAGTAATGGCCAAGTCATTAGGCAACGGGACTAAAACCGTATTCGGCAAGCGCAAGGAGGGGAAACCCTTCAAGCGCAAGTCGCCAAAGGATAAGAATGTTAAACCATCAAGAGGACAAGGATAATGGCTAAAGCAGGACTATACGCAAACATCAACGCCAAGCGCAAGAGAATTGCTGCTGGATCAGGCGAGAAGATGAGGAAGCCAGGATCACCGGGCGCTCCTAAGTTGAAGGACTTTGTGAAGTCTAAGTTGACCGCTAAAAAGAAAAAATAATGGCAAAGTCACCAGCATGGCAACGTAAGGAGGGTAAGAACCCCGAAGGGGGCTTGAACGCCAAGGGCCGCGCATCTGCAAAAAAGCAAGGCCACAACCTCAAGCCACCGGTGTCAGCCAAGCAAGCTAAAAAGTCTCCCAAAGCAGCGGCCCGCCGTAAGTCCTTCTGTGCAAGGATGAGCGGGATGCCAGGTCCTATGGAGAAGAACGGCAAGCCTACACGTAAGGCTCTGTCGCTTCGTAAGTGGGATTGTTAAAGATACACGGTCTCGTGCAGGGACCGTTGTAGTTACGACTAAAGCCGGGGTAATTCCCGGTTTTTTTATTTATCAGACCGCTCTACGATCTTGACAATGCCATATGCGACTATATAGAGGGCGCACATGGCCATAAGTCCGGTTATGTAATGCTCCATACGAGTAAGAAATATAGGGCTGTTAGGATAAGATAGTAAATGATCATTGTGATCCAGTGAGGCTTGTTAAACTCCCACCAGACCATTCTCATCATTCTCCTTACATGAGACTTGCACATAGTTGTAAAATGTAAAATGTTGCGACCCCCAACGCTGCTAGAACCAGGTATGGGATCAGGGTTTCAAATTCCCGGCTGTTAAAAAAATTGTACTTCTTGTTCATTTCGTTTGTTTTTGTAACAAATCTGGTGAAAATTTGTTACAGTTCGCGGTTGGGTGAGGACTCGAACCTCTCAAGGCAACCCTGTTACGGGATTCGGCAACCAATGCCTCATTACGCACACCCAACCTTTGTAGCCAGGGCAGGATTCGAACCTGTAATGGTTTATCAGTTCTTTATTTTTGACGGGCGTCACAGATTCCACTCTGTGTCTCCACTACTACTGATATAGCGTCTACCATTCCGCCACCTGACTAACCAAAACTACCACAAAGTGTGCGTCTAACTCCTAGTCGATACTATCTCAAGGCAAGTTGAGAGGCATTGTGGTAACTTGTCACAATTCTTCAAATTTTTGTCCCTACATCTTCATAATCTTCTTCAGATACAATGCCAGATCAAGCGCCTCCTCGTATGCGTGTTGGATCCACTCCCTCGGCTCAAGGTCCGTCCGGTCCATCGTCTTCTTGTACTCGGAATACCCCTTCTTCTCACGCATGATGAGATCTACGATAACCTCGTTAAGAAGTTCTGATGCGTGTTTTATCGGCTTATCGTTGCTTGTATGTCCCATTTGTATTTGTGCCAATTTCGTTCAGTTCCCATCATTTTATCTAGCTTCCAGCAGTCATTGAGAGCCTTGGATTTGGCTAATTCAGGACTTTTGGCTCTTGCTTTGGCGTTGTGAACCAGCCTATCGCCGTCCCAAACCGTAATTACGTAGTCATTCATGTATTTCGTATGTTGAATTTTTCCAAACTCTGACTTGATCGCTGGTAAAGTGCTTGATTTCACCTCCCTTTAAGAGAACAACGGTTATCTCGTCATTCTCCAGCATCCCCCCTGGAGTTATGTAGAGGATGTATCCGTCTCCAAGGGGAGTCGTAACTGGGATTGGTGAAGGGCAAAAGACCATCTTTACACTTCGTTAGTAGGTTCTCCACCTCGTCCATCTTCATTGACTTCAGCCTGTTCAGGTTGACGTTCACCGCCGTCCTGATCAAATCCTGATCCATCTCCGGTCTCCATTCCGTTAACTTCTGAATCAGATAATCCTTCAGAGCTTGCTTGGTTCTTTTCATCTATTTGTCGTTTTATGTCCATTACACCTTGATTAACTAACGCCCAATACTCAACAGGCAGGGTTGCCAGGTTTTGGAGCGTGATCTCCATCAGTTCTACCGCGTTTAGGTACGCCTCTCCACCCTGTACGTTACCAAGAACGCCAAACATTGGCATTAACTCTCTTTCGAGCTTGGCAACCAGGTTTTTTGAGTGCATTTTAAGGTCCTGACGGAAGAATTTTAGCTCAACACACTCGTCGTGGCATTGTGCATAGATTTGCTGCGCGGCTAAAGCTGTAACAATTAGTCGTCTTTTCTTTTCTTGTTCTGTCATATCGTTTGTAATTGGTTGCGAAAATACAACACGGGGAAAGTTAATGCAAGACTTTTAACATTAGTTTGCACTAAACATGAAGCTGACATCGCTCGTGATCATTTCGTCCACTTGTTCCATAGAGAGTCCAACGATGAAGTCGTCCCCTCCAGAACTTACCATGCAGAGGTTCTTGAAGTTTTGATATGGCCTGACATTGTCTATTCGGTAGAAGATCGCGGGTTCGCATTCAAATTTTTCGGGTGTTAACCCTACCAAATCTGCCACCTTCTTTTCGTCAGTGTCTATAACTATGGGAAGTATGACTCTAAACATATCAATCCAAATTTACTCGTCTATAACCAAGCTCCCAAAGGAATTCGGATATTTTTACACCATATTGTTCAACATAGTGTTCATCCCAATGCTTGAACTCATGGTGAAGATATTCATGGATAGCAACCTCTAAATGCTGCTTTGCCGGAAGCCTTGGATCAATTTCAATCAAGCCGTCTTCATGGTAAAGACCCCTAGCCTTTTCCCTACCCAACTTTCTGTATTTAATCCTTGGATTCTCCATTGCACGTCTGATTATGCAAAATACAGAAAAAAATGCACACCTCATGTAACAAAAACGCGCACAAAAATGTTACGAGAGACTATTTAATCTTCCCGTCCACAATTCGGTAGTTTGTTACCTCAAAGTCCTCATTATCAAACACTTTGACGTGAGCGAAGCCGTGTGTAAATTTGTTAATAGGCATATAGTCAGGGTGAAGTTCACACAGGCAAGCCACCGACCAGCAGGTGGTCACCCTTCCGTTGATGTTAGGCTCGGTATGCTCTGAGGTTTGGTGGTGATGTCCGCAGATTGCGTTGTCTTTGGCTCTGAGATAAAGTCCACGGGCGATGTTTACCGGGCTGAACATACTTGATCCAAACTCGTGGCCGTGAAGGGCTACCAGCTTACCCATTTTAACAAGCTGCTTGTCTGGGATGAACGTGATGTTCAATTTCTCCAAGTGAAGGATGGATTGCAGGGAAAATTCCTCGATGCCTACAAGGTCCGATGCGTTGTTGATCAAATAGTGGTCCCAGCGGATGTCGTGGTTTCCTGCTTTGAAGTATATTGCTTGTGTAGGGAACAGTCGTCGCAAGGTGTAGAGGAAATCTCTTGCCATGTAGATTTCTGTTGCGAGGTCTCGCTTGCGCGGGTCCTTTTGGAATCGGCTGATCGCATAGAAGTCGATGAGGTCCCCGTTGATGTAGATCGTGTTGACTTCGTTTTCAAGACCATACTTGAGCGCAGCCGTGAGGGCTGGAATGTTGTGATATGGTACGTGAATGTCGGTGAGAAATAGGATATCATTATGGTTAGTTGGAAATTTATACGGACTGTACTTGTTTTCCCTTGAGTCTGGTAGACCCAGCGGATTACTTTCGGGTATCAGCTCATTAATGATTTCCTCGAACGCATTTACGATTGCCTGTGGCTTGATCCGGGCTTTCTTTACCGGCTCCTTATGAAAATTTTTCTTTTTCCAAGCCAAGAATGCTCGTTTGAAAGAATCAAGAGTGGCGCCAGTTTCAATGTTCTCCCACTCCTCTTCAATCTTCTTGTTTTGGCTTAGGTCTCGCGTATCGTTTAAGATATTGCGATAGTTTTGTACGCTATTTTTCATTTGGTTGATATGTTGCAAATATAATCACTATCACCAACAAAAAAACCGCCCCTAATCAGGAGCGGTTCACACAAACGAAATGATTAAAACAAACTGAACTTGCGCCACAACAACGCAACTCAGCAAATGTATTAATAATCCGTTTTAGAGGGTTCATTTTCTTTTGATTACGATGACTTTCTGCTTCTTATTTTCTATTGGAAGTTTCTTCCATACCATGTACTTAATTGGAAGGATTGTACCAACAGTTAAGAAGCATCCTAATGCGCTTGCATAATTTCCCTGAATGAGAGATATTACAAACGCGATGACAAACGCAATCAAGAATGACGTTAGTGTTATGTTGGGAAGTTCCAACATATATCGGATAAATGATTTCTTTAGTTCCAAAATATGAATTGTGTTTTTTCGTTAATTTCACCCATGATGACCAATGTAGCCGGCACACAAATATACATTACTTTTTTGTCGCCGTTTTCGACCCAACAATATCTCTCGTATATTATTGATTCGATAACAGACATCAGTCTATGGTTTCTATTTTTAATTTGTCGTACTCGTCAAGGTCAACTATTTTGCCCTCAAACTTTCCTCGGTACGTACAGTCAATAACGTCGCAACCTCCTTCGCTATTCCATGCCATAGCCATTGCTCGGATGTGTTTCTTAACGCTATCGATTGTATTGAGTACTTCAGACGTCTGAAGAGTCTCGTTGTTCTCACCAATAGTTTTTACGCGAAAGGCGTTTACCTTTTTACCGTCAATTGTACGACGCGCATCTTTAATCTCTATTCTGCCCATCTTCTATTTTTTTTAGTTCATTAAAATGTCCACTGATCCAAAGGTACATATCATTTCCAGTCAGTTCGTATAATCTTACATTGATTAACTTCATTAGAGACTGATCACGGGCATATTTTTTCTTTGGCTTATGAACACCCATTTTAGGGTATTCCATGTCGTCAGTGAGGAGCTTATGCCTCAGATTCCGAAGGTGTTGTAACTCGGTCAATGTCGACGGTGTAGGCGGCAAGTATATCGGGGTTCCGTTCATCGAAAAAATCTAATAAAAGTTCTTGTTTGGTTTGATCTAAGTCAGCAATGAAGTGACGTATTTTTTTGCGGCGCACTGCGTTGTATGCGTAGTCTCCTTTAACTGTTTTCAGCGCGTGACATACAGTTGAGTGGTCTTTGTTTACCGTTCTTGCAACTTCCGCAAGGCTCTTAGTTGAGCAAACCTTTACGGCGGTCATGTATACCTGGCGAGCTAAAACTACATCGGCGAAACGCTTCTGGCTTTTAATATCGGAAGCACGAACCTCAAAGTGCTTGCTTACCTTTTTCATTATTTCGTTTTCTTGAGGATCTTCTATTTTATGAAGGTACTCATAAACTTTTGTGAATTCAGCCCGACGAGGTGACGGGACCATGTTTACTAGGTCTTTGAATGTGTATCTCATTTGTTCGTTTGTTTAAAGCCGTGGCGGGTTTGCTTGCATTTATCCCCCGCCACGACCTTTGGTTAAGATTAGAATGGCAATCCGTCATCATCTGGATCTTCAACTACCTGTGGGGCGGCGTATGAATCCAACTTCTTTACGGAGCTAACTGCCTTTACTTGTGGAAGGAAGATATCGTTGAGATGCTTCTCAAAGAACTCTTGGCGCTCTGTGTCATCCCACACAACTTGACCCTTCACCTTGATTTGTTTCATTTCTGGCATATTGCCTGGGTTGTCCTTAGTCCAACCCCACTTGATGTCTTCTTGCCCCTGGCGCAAGTAAAGCATTGTACGAGTCTTTCCGTCAATCTCCTTTGACCACGGAGTCAGAGTGATCTCCTTTCCGGCATCGATGTTTGGCATTGACAAAAAGAATCCAGACGAGTAACGTGAACTCCACGGCATTTGGATTTGGTATTCGTTGCCGCCATCCTTCAGGACAACGCACAGCTGATCGCCATAACCCTGCTCGGACACGCGCTTGAACACGTCTACGATGTAGCCTGAAAGAGATGCGTAACGCTCCTCAAACCAAACTTTGGTTCCGTCTTTACTGTTACACTTAATTGAGCCAGCCGTTCCTTCCGGAACACGCTTAGCAATCTTACCGCCAGCAATGCTGAGATAAGTACGGTTTGATGAACCACCTTGATTTAATCCCATAGATTTTTGATTAATTAATTGGTTATATTTCGCAAATGTAGCATATATGTTTCTTTTGTGCAAGAAAAAAACTGTTAAATTTATACCCTAGATGTCATTTTTCGTCATTCCCAAGCCTCCGCGTACCCGTTCGGGTGCTGAATGTCCTCATTCCATTCCTTGGCTTCGCGAGAATCCGTCCAATTTCTGTTTGGTCTGATGGCTGACGCCTTCGGTTCTTCAATTTGAGCCTGTACGTACTTGCCGTCAATCGCCTGTTGGAGATAGTCAACACCATCAAACGTAAACCTTCGGGTGTTCCTTTGTAGTTGGAACTCAAAGAAGCCCTTTATACCCACGATCTTTTGTCGGCGGATCTTCTTACTGTGGAACTCGCAGATCGGACTTTCTGGGGCTGTCTGAGCGAACGGGCGGTGGTATATAAGGATGTTGTCGGCCTTGTTGTTCCACATCGCACCATCAGCAAGGTCAAATACCTCTGGGCAAGGATAGTTTCCATCGTCTCCCTTACGCATTTTGTGTGGATGGACCACGATGTCGAAGTACACGTTGTTCTTTCGGGCAAACCGTGTACAATCAGAAAGGAACGTCTCAAGGTACTTGTCGCTGCGACCCCCACCCTTTGTGTAGTCGTTGGCCATCTGATTGAACGGGTCGATGACAACTCGTTCCACACCGTGCTTGACAATGAGGGTAAGGAACACCTCCTTGACGTATTCGGGGGTAGGACTTACACTCTTGGGGTACACCATGAAGATGTGATCGCCAATCATCTTGTACACCTTCATGTACATATCGTAGGATGGACGATTCGGGTTGTTGGGTGTGCAGTCCTTTCCAAAGTAAATCTCCACCATGTCGTGGTAAAATTGCTCTGCTGGCAATTCCTCAGGGGTAAATATGGCAACCTTCTCTCCGAACTTCACGATGCGAAACACCATCTCCCACTTCATGAATGAGGACTTGCCATAGTTTCCTATACCAGAAACAATTGTTAAATCCCCCTTTACTCGCTTGAAGTGTTTGTCAAGCGCAGGTACTCCAAGTGGTTGAGCGGCCCTGTATCCGTGCAGGTATATGTCGGACGCCTGTTCAATAACTTCCTCTGCATAAATCACATCATTCGCCGCAATATTCGCCGCATCTTCTGCGGTGATTACGATGTCAACCTCCAGTCGGTTACTCTTACTAACCAACTGATCCTTGGTAAACTCGGCTGTATTCCATTGATTCATGCTGGCCCGGTACGCGCTACGGATAGCCTGACGACATTCCATCTGACTGAAACTCGCGTCAGGGACTACGTATGTCATCATCAAACTATAGCAGGTCTCCTCAAGCATCCCAAACCGGCAGCAGCTTGCGGCCAACTTGAACACGAAGTGGTTCCTCTCACCCTCACGGAACGCGTCACCCTTGGACGTCATCCACGTCAAGAGGTTTTGGAATATCTTGTCGTCGTCGCTAATCGTTTCTGTAGCCGTCTGCTTTGGCAACCTTCTATCTTCCTTTTTCACAGGCAACTTTGAGTAGACCTCTGCATTGGGGTTATAGTACAACTCCGGATCATATGACTCAAAGCACAAACGGGAAACATTACGTCCTGTCTTGTCGATGTCGGGCATTTCCGCCATTAGTGCGTCAAAATGCTCTTTATGTTTGGTTTTCCACTCAATTTGCACCAAAGCCTTTACACCATTTCCCGAAGGTGATACCCAAACAGCCGTAATGTACCTTATAAGTGACAATTCGTTTCTCTTTTGGGTGATATTTGGGACATTATCGAAATCAAGCACAATATATCCTGAGTGTTCGACAAGTTCAGAATCCTTGCGTTTGTTAAAAAGCCCACTGAAGCAAACTGCTGGAAGTTTCTTTTTTAAATCATCCGCCTCTTTCTTGGTCTTGGCTTCCCTCGCCCTCTGTACAAGGTCCTTTGACTTTCCAGTCCGAATTCGTTCAAGTGCGCCCAGCACAGTAATTTGGTGTCCTTGCAGGTCGTTGAAGTCTTTGTAGATTGAAATCTTACCATGTGTTGTTGTCATCTTGAATAGGTGTTTGTTTTATTGTTTTTGTTTGTGTTTCGTCTTCCCATCTTCTATCGCGAAGATATCTTACCGGGTCCTTCCAATACTTGGCTTCGCGACCCGATTTATGGTTACCCATGCCTTCAACTGCTAATATGCGATCCTCAGCAGAGAGTTTGTTCCATACAGTTAAGGTCTGCTTCTTGTCCACCTTCTTGTTGTATGCTTGCCAAAAATCCTCAAAAGAGTATTTATATGTTATTTCTTTTTTTGTATTATCTATATATGTAGTGGCGGGTTTTCGGATATCGGGTTTTCCGCTTTCCGTTAAACCGCTCTCGGTTGACTCGTAGTAGACGATGTAGTTAAACCCTCTTGACAAACCATCGTTACCAATTATTCGCACCGAATGTATGTACCCTAAAAGTTCCAATTCATCCCATGCGCTAGAGATTGAATCCTTACCGTCCAACGAGTAGTCGGTTAATTTGCTTTTGTAAATAACCCAATCATGCGGGAGGGATAGTAGAAATGACAATAGCCCCTTTGCTTTTAGGCTTATTGACTTGTCCCTTAAAAATTCAGTAGGAACCATTGCAAAAGGCACGTTCCTCGTTTTAACAATTTGTCCTGTGTTCATAAAATAAAAAAAGCCCGCAAGAGCAACTTCGCGGGCCTAATTTGGTAAACAAGTACTTTACCTAGGCATCCGAAGCCTAGTTTGCTGTTGCTCTATAACAAACTACGCTTGGAATATTTGGCAAACATAAACTAACCACGCGAGGTTGTCAAGGATTTTCTTCATTATTTTTTATGTGCCACGTTTCGCACTCCCAGCACATATAGACTTTCTGATCATAGTCACAGTGTTCCTGCGCCTCTTTACGAGTCTTATAGGCTCGCTTGCCACAGCTGTAAATAGAGTTTTTCATCATGAACCCAAAGAAGAATATTGTAAGTGCGATAGAAACGATAAACATAGCGCAAATTTACACTGTTTAATCTTATTTCCAAGCAAGAACTTGACACTGTGTTGTTTTTCTGTATATTTGCAGCATGAGTAATTTATTTCCACCCGACCACCGGGTATTTATTGAAATAGAAAACAAGACCGACAAGCAGATTGACGCTGTTATAACTAAGGTTGGTAATTTTTGCCCATTCGAAGTGGGGCAGCGCATTTGTATTGTTGGAAAGGTTGATAAAGTTGAACTTCAAGATGTTACAGAGTATTCTGTGCATGAGAGATACATTGTGATGGTATATGAATAATTTACAGAACTGGAATAGAGCTATTCTTATCCTCAACACAATGATTGAGGAAAAGATTGAGATATACGAAGTCATGAGGATATTTACCCCTATGGCAACCAAGTCTCGCCGGAAACTTTTGTATTGCGATCCAGCGATAACATCAGAGGATTTAGATCAGGTTGAAAAGGCGATAAGAAGATATAGGGAAACTCTTGATGAGATTTCAAAAACAAGGGTGGAGACACGTATTAAGCGGTCTTCATTCTTCAAAACACTGCAAGAGCATTATGATCAGAACAAAGACAAAAAATAACTACCTCAAAATCATAGAGGTATACGAATACTACATCCGCCGGGAAAAAGTTGATCCGGTAAGGGTTGAGGGATTGATGTCTGACTGGGACGCGGTTATGGTATTTGGGAGCTATTCTTCATTGCGGAGATGCGTGAATAAACTCAAGAAGAAGATTCCGATTGGAAAGAAGAACTTTGACAAACAGAAACAAGTGCTTGAAATTTACGAACAAAAATTAGCAAACAAATGAATCTAGCGGGAATAGACTTAGACCAGATAAAACTCATCAATGGAGAGTGCATTATTGAGCTTCATTCGTTGACAGAAGATGAGATTGACTTCAATGGAGGTAAGTTGAAGATTGTCAATAAGGTTAAGAATTATATTTCTGAATTAGATGACAATGAAATGGTTGGTATTGTAAAGGCTTTGAAAAAATCCGGATACAAGGACAAGCAACTTATGAAGGAGTACGAGGTGATGGCGAAAGAATCAAGTAAAGAAGCGGACCCAAATAAAGAAAACATACAGGACAAGCAAGCTGTAAGGCGTGGTAAAATTGTTAGAATAGCCGTAAAAGATTTGGCTTACCAGGGCTGGGATTACGATTGCGAATTTGATGCGGTAGAGGGAGATGATGTTTGGTTCGACGCTACGTTTACACGTGAGATGATTACAGAAGGAGAGGGTGGATGCATAATTGACGGTAAGGTATATTTAACCATATCGAAAAAATCAATCTATGCCGCCAAGCGTGGTGATGAAATATTCAGTCTAAATGGATACATCATAGGGAAGTTGCTTGGCAATGAACGAAAGTTTGGATCTATTCACATTCCAGATAACGACGTATGTAGAGTAGAAGTAGTAGTTCCAAATGCAAGAATACCTAGATATGCAAGTCCAGATGTTTGGACTAACACAGATGTTAAAAAGGGGGATGTGGTTTGTGTCAGAAATATTTTTGCCACAAAACTTGATCCCACGCTTGCAAAAACAACTGAGTATGTTCGCTTCCAGCCACGAGTAATAATGGCTTACGAAAGATGATAAAACTAGACTTTAGTAAAATATCCTACAACATTGAAGGCATCCCGGATGACGAGGCGGTAGCATACCGTTTCTCGGACCTGGCCAGCCAAGCCCATATTCTCGATAGGTCTGACGATCTTCCTGAGGGGGTTAGCGCCGACAAAGTTGTACGATATCTCATATATATGTTCGCTCCAGGTACTCCCGTTAAGGATGCGTATCCGGACATCAACCAGCGCAAACGATATACCTTGAACAAACTGAACATCATGGTTGATGACACGGATCCAGACAACGGGTACGCCCAGCTCTGCATGATGAATGTGGACTGGGCGGTGGAGCGTTACATCACGTTTACACGCCTACAATGCTCGGAGGATTACTCGATTATGAGTACCGCCGACATCCGAATAGCCGCCCTGCAACGTGCGTTGTTGACACAGCCAGTAGACAGGTCAAACGATGATAAGAACTTCCAGGCGGGGCTTGAGAGTTGGAGACAAACCCTAGTGGATGCCCGTAGCAGGATAATGAATGACGAGGTTAGCATCACACTACAGAAAGCAATTACCTTCTCTGTACGCGCTGAGAACCTTGGAATACAGCCAGAACACTATTCGCGGGTGTGGCGTGAGAAGAAAGAAATATTCCCAGAGGTAATACCATGAAGTACGAATACTTAGAAGAAGATGATTTCGTTTCCTTCCACGAGGATGACGATGAGTTGGATACGATCCGTATTCCGCTTCCTCGACTTGAGAAGTGGTACTCCCATCATTTGAAAAGGGAGGTCACAAGGGAAGAGGCGCTTACATACGTAGACGGATATGGGCTTTCACCAAAGGACCAAAAGTTCCAATACCAAGAGGTTCCGGAAAAAATAAAGTTGATTTACGAAGTTGTGTTCAATAAGAAACACGCAACCAACAAGTCTAAGTATAAGGAAGTTGGAGACGTTCGACTTGAGGACATTTATGAGGAAATTGAGTCAAACCAGAAGTACTACGCGATGGAGATTGAATGGGTTAAGCTCCAAATCAAGCGCAGATACGTGGGGTACTGGTGTTTCATTAAAGGAAAACCGGTATACTTAAATGGCGCTAACTACTTCTTCCTAAACTTCTGGACGGTAAAGAACTTTGGTAAGAACAACAACCGACCAGACTACCGTGATTACCAGCGAAAGATGTTCCACCTATTCATGTACGCGTACACTACGGAGGATGCGTTCTACAAGCACAAGGTGTTGTACCGAGAAGAGGGTGTGGTAAAAACAAAGTACTCAAACCAAGACGTTAAGAACGTGGTTGAGGATATGAATGAGATGGGAGTTGAGTACTTCATGGAGCCAAACGTAAATATAACCGTGGGCAAGGGAAAGAGAACTGTTCACGGAATAAACTTCGTGTCTGGACGCCGTATTGCCAAGACCGCCATTGCTTGTTGCTTCTGTACATGGGGAACGCTTAATATGCCCGACCAAACCTTTATCATCCAAGCGATGAACGAGGACCAGGCGGTCAACAAGATATTCATCAAACAAATTCAAACACCTGTAAGCAAACTCCCTTTCTTCTTCCGCCCCTATTACAGAGGTAGGATAGAAGCAAAGGAGGGTTTGCGTTTTCAGTATGAAGGAGCCATCGCATCAGCAGCAAGGGCGGGAATCGTCCCCGAACAAATGGAGTGCTTCATCACGCCGTTGCCTTCGACGGAGAAGGCGGCGGATGGGGAAGCGGAAATCGCATTTGTCTACCGTGACGAGCCAGCGAAGAAGACGGATGCGAAGGCGGCGGACCAAAACATCCCGACGTGGTGGTACAATACGATGAAGCCCGCCATCGAGCGTGGGGAGAACATCCGAGGATTCTGCATCATGCCCTCTACCGTAGGTGACATGGATACTGGGGGTGGAGCGCAGTTCTTTGACATTGCCAACGACTCACACTTCTCTGACCGCAACGAGAACGGAACCACTCCATCTGGACTCATCAACTTCTTCCTACCCGGTTACTACGCGGTAGAGGGATACATCGACGAGTACGGCGCAAGCATCATTGACGACCCGAAGGAACCGGTTATGTCCAACGAGGGAAAATGGATTACCAAGGGAGCCAAATCATACTTGCTAAACCAAGCCGACTATTTCGAGCGCAAGCGCGAATGGCAGAAGCTGATCAAGTTACAGCAGAACTTCCCAATGAGTTGGAAACAAGCGTTTGCTGTAATACCAAAAGATATGGGTATGCCAATCGAGAAGATGCGTGACCGTATCTCGGAACTAAAGTTTTCTCGTACACCAATCAGTACTAAGGTAAACTTTAAGTGGGCGGGGGACAAGTTTGGAGGAGATGTTTATGTAGAAAACGATCCCAAAGGAAGTTGGACCATGACGTACCTCCCTCCACTAGAACAGAGAAACAGACGAACGGTTGTTACAGCCGAAGAGGGTTACATTCCTCCAAAGGAAAGGGGTCCAATTTACGCTCCTGATCCATCGGTCATGAATAAGTATTTCCTCTGTTGTGACCCGGTAAAGTTCCATAAGAGAAACACGGTTGGCAAAAAGAAGTCTAACGCGGCGGCTGCTGTTTTCTACAAACGAGACAGCCAAATAGACCCAGACACCAAGCCAAGGAATGAGTGGGTGAGTAACGACTGGGTTTTGATTTACAACAGACAAACTGAAGATAAAGCCGAATATCATGAGGAATGGCTAAAGGCTGCTGTGTTCCTTGGAGCATACGTCTACCCAGAATGGCCCGATGGAGAAGCCCTGGTAGAATACTTTAGAGATAATGGATTCGATGGTTACCTTTTGAAGGACTTGGGGTCTGATGGAAAGCAGGATGCAAGACCAGGTGTATGGGCGGGTGAGGCTGAGAAAAACGAAATGGCTGGAGACATTATGACATTCTTCAATAACAATGTTAAGTACGTGAAAATGTGGGAGATAATTGAGGAGTGGAGTCAGATGAGGGGTCTTGATGACTTGACAAACCATGACTTGTGTGCGGCAACAGGTTGGTGTATGAGGGCTATAAAGAGCAGAATGCCAGACCTTTACAAGGAAGTTTACCAGCCAATTGAGGTAAAAGGCGGTTTTGCAATGTTTGATGTAGAATGATTGTTTTCAACTATTTAATAAAAAATGTAGTACATTTGTCATGGTTAACCAAATTTTGTAAGATATGATATTGCCACAGATACTTGGCAGTATGTTGTTTCCAAACGACAACATACCTGAGATCGATAAATTAAAGCCGGAGTTTGGATTACGTTGTGCAAGAGCTTTGTACACCCGTTTCTGTGCGGGTGGAACATATTTTACGTATACTCAACTTCCTGAGATGCAGGAGACTAGGAATTATGGTGCTGGAAATCAATCTCAGGAAAAATACAAAAATTGGTTTACAAACGGATCACCAATAGGAACCAAGGGTATTTCTCAAGGAGATGCCTCCACCACAACAAAGGGTATGAGCAAGGCTCAAAGAAAGGCAATGGCTAATGTTAGCTATGACATTTTCTCACCCATGCGAAAACTATCGAATGTTCTTCTATCAATTCTTGCTGATAACGATTACAAACTTGACTGTGTTTCTTTAGATAAAAACGTAATAACAAACAAGAAAAGAGCTAAGTTTGAAACATACGTTAAGTCTAAGATTGTAAATCCATTAGTTAAACAATTTGGTCTTCCAGAATTTAATGTACCATTTATTCCGGCAGACAAGCAAATGCTTGAAGTTGCTGATAGAATGGGGTTCTTTAAGGCTCGTTATGAAGTAGCCCTTGAAAAACTGGCTGAGTCTGGATTTAGATCCTCTAATTGGTCTAGCCAGCGAATGGAGTTTAACCGTGACGCTATTGACTTCCACTTCCGCGCAGCTAAGGTTTACAACGATCCAATTACTGGTCAGGTAAAATTCCATTATGTGGATCCTGCTCGAATGGTTATGCTTTGGAATGAAGACAACCAAGATGAGCCGGCAGCTATTGGACACATTGAAGCCGAAACCGTTCAATCTATTTACGATAAGTTGATAGATGCAGGGTTTACAGAGGCGCAAATTCAGGCAATGGCTAAATCCTATGTTCCTTATCAAACAAGTATATCTACAATCCCACAGTGGGCGTTTGAGCGTAAGGACGCAACTACAAACCGTTGGGTTTGGATGGACTTCAAGGTTTACGTACTGAAGTTTGAGTACTTATCTACCGACTACAAGCAATATGTAGAGCGTACAAATAAGCAGGGGTATGGTAATTATATCCGAAACAATAAGCCGGTAGACGAAAAGAAAAAGAATCCTAACGATACCTATGATGAGGTGTCTTGTAACTATTGGTACGAGGGTTCTTACATTATTTCGGGTACGGGTCAAGACAAAATTTATGAATGGAGAAAGAAGCCAAACCAAATGCAGAAGGGCTTGTCTCCAATGAGTTCGTATGTTATTCATCGTATCAACGGTCAGTCTCCTACACGCAGCGTGAAGGGATTACTTGACGACTTGATGTTTGCGGTATTGAAGTTACGCGCAGCTGTATGGGCGGCTGCTCCAAAAGGATATAGAATCGATGTTGGCGAGGCCGCTAACATTAAAATTGGAGGTGTAGAGTACGACCTGTTCGACCTCATGCACGTTCACCGTCAAAACGGTATTCAGATTGTCGCAACCAAGTTCAACGCGGCAACCGGCAAGTATGTATCTCAGCCATTGGCAGAAATGGATAATGGTCTTGGTCCACAGGGGCAAGAATGGTTATCACAGATTGCCAATATTCAGATGATGATCAAGGATCTCATGGGTATTCCAGATGCAATGGCTGCTAGTCCAGACCAGTCGGCAGAGCGTTTGGTTGGAGTAATGGAGGCTGATTATGTTGCTGGAAACCACGCTAACTGGCCGCTTCGCGAGTCAGAGCGTCAATTCAAACAGAAGCTGGGAGAGCGTTTGATTCACCAGGCGCGTATAGATATTGAATTTGACCCTAAGATTAAAGAGTTTTACGAAAGCATTATTGGTGAAAACATGATCAGCGCTTTGGATGAGATTGAAGGCTTGTCTTTGGATCAGCTTGCGATAACGTGCAAAGTTCTCCCTAATGAAAAGGAGAAGAGCATGATTCTTCAACGCGCCGTTCAAATGTCTCAGATCCCAACTAAAGATGGATATACGATTCTTCGCCCTTCAGGCGTAGAGCGCGTAGCTCAGTTGTTGAAAAACGGAGATGTTGACGAGGCTATTTGGTTTATGGCAATGGAAGAGAATGCTGCGAGGGTACGTGAAGAAGAGTTTAGCCAGATGATGATGCAGCAGACCATTCAAGGTCAGCAGCAATCTGCCTTGGCGACTGAGGAAGCTAAACGCCAAACCGCAATGCAGCTTGCTCAAATAGAAATACAGAAAGAGCGCGAAAAGATGAACATGGAAATAATGAAGCAGCAGCAGCTTGAGAAGTTGAAGGCTGATTCTAATTACCAGATTCAATTGCTCAAGGGTAAACAAGCGATGGAACAAATAAATCTTGAAGCAACTCTTGAGGCACAATACGGAAACGAAATCACAGGTAGAGTATAAAACATATGGAAACGAACGAATTAGAAAATCAAAACGAACAGGTGAACGAACAAGTAAACGATCAAGTAACCGAACAAGTAAACGAACAAGTTAACCAGGAGCCACCGGCGTGGTTTGCTAACTATGGGTACGAGAGCGAGGATTCATTTAAGAGTGAGTTTGAGCAATTGAAGTCATACAAGCAATTAGCAGCCGAGCTTGAGGAAAGAAAAAAGGATATTGAAGAGGGTATTGCCATTCTTCAAGAGGCTGACGATCCGTTTGGCGGAAATGAAGAGGCCCGCAATCTTGTTGCATTTAGCAAAAAGGGATTGAACGCTTCAATTGCAAATCAAATCATTTCTTCTAACGAGGAAAGTTTGATGCAAGATCCATTGAGAGCTTTGATTATTGCCGAGGCTGTTAAGAACCCACATAAGTTCAAGCAGTTGGGTTCTCAGACCATTGAAGAGGCAATTCGAGAAAAGTATAATTTGGGTGAGGGAGAATACTACCCTACAGCCTTGTTGAAATCAGATGCAATCGACGCGATTGAACTGATAAATAAAACAAAGAAAGAAGTTGAGGATGTTAAAAATCCTTTTACATTTGCAAAAGAGCTAAAGAGCCAAACTCAAAAGCAGATTGCGGAAAGACAGACTATAGCACTTGCCGAGGCAGAGACCTACGCCAAGCAGCTAAAGGAGGTCCCCTACAAATTCGGCGATTCGGAAGTTTCGTTACAAGTTTCAAACGAAGAGGTCGATTCGATTTTGAAGTCGCAGTATGCTGGTTATTTAGGTCAAGCCTTTGATACCACCACAAAGGAAGGTAAACAAGCGGTACGTGAGTGGTTAACGAACCAAATCCTCATTCATAAGGTTCAGTCTGGGGATTTAGGAGTTCAAATAGCCAAGTCACTTATGGCTCAAACCGAAAAAAAGGTAGTGCGCGAAGTCTACAATGGTCAGCCTAAAACGCCGAACCGTGTAGGCAAAACGTCTGTCGATCAAAAAGGTCTGACCGCTGCTCAAAGAGATCTCATGGAGCGCGGAATTCCTTTGCCATCACAGACGCTAAAATCATAATTAACCATTAAAAAAATTTAATACAATGGCATTTGTACAGAGTCCCACCATAAATCCGTTGTCGATATCGGCAGCAAATAACGGTGGCATGACATTCGGTGGCATCCAGAATAACTGGGATGCTATCATGGAAGACTTCGATGCGGTAGCATATCTTCCCTTTGGTGATGAGTATTTCGATGCGATGAACCAAATCATGAACGCAGTAGGTAACCGCGAAATCGCGAAGAATCCACGCGTTCGTTGGTTTGAGATGACTCGTATGGAGGCTCCAATTACCGTAACCGCAACAGGTGCGGGTCCTTACACGGTAACCTTGGATCCTGCTAACGTGGTACCTGTTGGCGGTGTTGACTATTCTTGGCCTAACGTCGGTGATATCTGGAAAGACGCAACAACTGGTGCGCTCTACCAAATCACCGCTAAGTCTGCGGCCAATACAGTTACTATGGCTGCATTGATTACTACAGGCGCTGCTGCTCCTGCTGGATTGATGTACTACGTAGGTAACTCAGCTCCTGAAAATGGTGGTGCTTACGCTTCTAAGTTTACATTCGACACGGTTCACACCTCTCCTTTGCAGACTTTCCGTAACGATACTACTTCTAGTTCAGAGGCGCTTTACAACCAACTTTGGTACTCTCAGTTGGAGAATGGTGTTCAGACTCCTTACTCTAACTCACGCGACATCATCTACTTGCAGCGTGAACACCAAGTTGCACTTGTAAACACCTTCTTTGCTGGTGTTCCTTCTAACGCTACTGGTTACAATACAGGTATTACTGCCACTTCATTCCAAACCACTCAAGGTTTGTATGATGCTATTCAGAACAATGGTTCAGGTAATAACGGTGGTTCTAGTACTGTTGTTTCTACAGGTGGTTTGACTGGTCCAAATACTGCTGATTTCTATGAAATGGAAGCTGCTTTGTCTTCACAGGATGGTTCTGTAAAGAACTACATGGTTTGGGCAAGTGGTTATATGCAGTCTTTGCTTGAGCAGAATTTGTTCCAAGGTACTCCAATCGTTAACAACCCACTTCAATTGAACGTACAAGTTAACAAGGTTCAAATGGAGAAGACGTTCTGGGGTGAGGGTGCTTACGCTGACTTGATGAGCAAGACCTTCTCATTCAACAATCTCGTGTTCAACAACAAGAACTTCGGATTTGTTCGTATGGGTATCTTCGATAACCCAACCATGTTTGGTGTTGGATCAAATGGACCTGCTCAAACAGACAACACTTGGAAAAACCTTGCGTTCTTGATTCCATTGAGTACCAATGGAGGTGTTGACGATGGTATTGGCAACATGGGTAAGTATATCCGTCTGTGCCACAAGCCAGGTGCATTCATGAATATGTGGCAAACAGGTGGTCGTGCGGCAGCTAACAAGACTGACGTATGGCAGCTCGGTGTTCACATCGTATCTGAAGTAGCTTACAAGTTTGTAAACGCTAACAAATACGGTTTGTTCACAGCCTAATCTTAGTAAATTCAAAACCGGGAGGAGGAAACTTCTCCCGGTTTTTACACAAACAAAAAATAAAACGATATGTTATTTGATCTAAGCAACAACTCTCCTGTAGATGTTCCAGAATGGGCAGAACAGGAATTGAAAAATGAATTTCCGTATTTTTTTAACGAAAAAAGACCCGTTGTTTTAAGGGTTGCTGACCGTTACAAACTTAAAACATACAAGGTTCCAACAAATAATCCTGATTCAGAACCTGTCTTAATGATCCAGGCTCCTGGAGCATCTTCCATTAAGACAACTGCTAATTTCTACGATAAAGAATCGGAGTCTGAGTACACATTAATGTACACCACAGTTGCTCCGTCGGTAATTAATGGCAACTACAACTACCAAGGCGCAAGACTTCGCATTGGTGATGGGTTTACTATTCAGCCACACCAAAAGGACCTCTTGTTCTACATCCATTATATGTGTCCAATAGTAGATGGCAATCACTCGTTGCACAAGTCTCAAAATGTGAGATACGAATACGAGAAGAAGGATATTGAGGCTAAGAGCAAAATTAGCATGGCAAAAGCCGCTCGTGAGCTTGAGAACCTTATTTATTTCGATACTGATTACAAGACTATTTTGAAAACCATTGATGGTCTTGGCATGGCTCCTCTTCATACTGAAGACGAAACTCGCGTAATGCTGCATGATTCAATCAAGAGGGGAAGCGAAACATTCAAGAAGAACGCTTTTGAAATCCTCAACTCAGCAAAGCCGGTTCAAACCAAGTCAGCGGATGGCGAAACCATCCACGAGTTGGTAAACAGACTTTTGAGTGAAAATTTTATCAAAAATGAGGACGGAATGTGGTATATTCGCGACCGTAGAGGCGATGGAACAAAGTGGTTGAAATCACCATTTTTTGAGTCAACGCAAACCGGTAGCGAAGCTGCATTTGCATTGATTGACCACCTCAAGGTAAATGAAGAATTATTAGGTAAATTAAGAAAACTATAAAAAGATGATTAGCACCGTAACCCTTTCGTTTGATCTAACGGCTTCGCCGCCAACGGGTATAGTAACAGACACAACGGATTATGCTGCATTAGGCATAGACCTTGTCCTCGCTAAAGCTAAGGGGCTGGGTGTAATCTCTTTTAACGGAGATGTAATTGAGAATAAGAATACAATTCTAGATCCGATGATAGATTTTGAAAACTTGGGGAGCAATCCCCAGGTTTTTCTATTTCCATTGGAACTTGATTTGAATGGAAACGTAGCAAACGGTGTGTACACCTTTGAGTACAGCCTTCGACTAAATACAGCATTAACTCCGCTTGACATTGTCACTATTCCAACAGCAAATACTATTATTGCTGATGGAAGCCCGCTTTGGCTTGTCGATTTTTTAGAACCCGGTAACGACATAAATCTTGTTTTGGGGGCGCCAGCTCAATTCGATGTTTTTATTGAGTCCATTGATTTTACGGATCCCAACATAAACATAGTAACATCTACTGTTATTTCGTCTCCTTTATTCACGCAATTCGCCTTTGACATAACAAATGTTCAGTTTAGCGGAGTGTTTACTTACTCTGGGTGTACTCAAACCACAGCAAATGTGAGTTTCACTTACGATTGTGAGTTTGGGGATAGCGGATCTTGGGCAGCTTCTAACACAACCACACTTGCTTCAAATGAGGTCGTGTCTTCTTTGAGTTGCACTATTAATTACCCAGGATGGGCAACACTTAGCCCAACATTCCCTGGAAATGTTTTTACTACATCTCTTCCTTACCCAAACCTAGACTCTCAATTAAATCCGCTTGCAACAGGGACTTATACCGTTTCTCTGACGCAGCAAATAGAGCAAACTCAAACAGACGGGTTACTCCTTCTGTACACGACTTCTGTGAGCAAAGAATTTGCGGTAAGTTGTTCCGGTAGTCTTTGCGGCCTTACACCGTGCATAGAGAGCTTGCGTGTAGCTCATGCAAACGAGCTGCAACGCAACCGAATTTCAAAATACCAAGTGTTTGTAGATAATGTGCTTCTTTACTATGCAGAAGCGCAGAACTACAGGTCTTGCGGCGAAACCGATAAATACAGAGCTACGCTTGATCTCATCAAGGCTAATCTCGACGCCTCCGGGTGCGAGTGTGCTTGCTGCGATGACAATGTTTACTACTGGGTGTCAAACAATTCGGCAACTTCTGTAATCGACAGTATAATTGAATCTTTTCAGTTTAGATTATTTACTCTTGAGCCAGCAGGTGATGGTCCACCACCTAATAGCGCCGACAGTGCAGCCGGCGTTCAAGTGGGTGCGATATGGGAAAACACAACTACAGGCATTTTGTACTTGTGTACGGCAAACACCGCCGGAAATCCTACTTGGGTTGAGTTCTATGATTACCAAGCAGTAGTCGCTGCGGCCGACGTTTCAGCTGTGCCTGGTGCTAATTTGACAGCTGACGACGTTCAAGGACAGCTTACTCAAGCTGATGCGTTGTTCACAGTAATAGATGGCGATATTACAGCTCTTCAAAATTCATTAGGCGCCCTTGATGGTGTAAATGGTTTGACTAAAGTCGGGGATGATTTCCGTCTCGGAGGCACTCTTGATGACGACACCACAATAGACGTCAATGGAAATGACTTCATCATTACAAGTGATGATGGGACATTGCAAGTAATTGCGACTGACGGAGTTCCTCTTTTGCTGGATGTAAATAGAGGTTCTTCAGGTGTAGGTATAAATGCTCTTTTAACAACAACAAACACTGCCGGCGCCGCTGCGGATGGAATTGGCAGTTCGATTTGGTTTGCCGCTGAAAATGTTGGTGGATCAGTTGGTGTTACCTCTAAAATTACAAGCACTTGGGTTAATGCAACAACTGGAAGTTCAAACCTCCAAATTACCACTAAAAATGCTAACGTAGAAAGTCCGGCGTTGACATTGAACTTTAATGGTTCAGCAACTTTAAATGAGTATGGTCAAGGCAACTTTATTGAAACTGACCCCACGTACTTCTTGTCGTTAAATTCTAGTGGTTCGGGCCAGGTTACTGAAACAGCCTTAGTTGTTCCAAAAGTTTATACCGCAATATTAACCCAATCTGGATCAGCCGACCCTACAGCCACAGTTGTATTAAATACAACAGGCGAAACAATTGTATGGAGAAGAGTTGCTGCTGGTTTATATCGATGTGAAGCTACTGGAAGTCCATTCAAGGTAAATAAAACGACTGTATTTGTAAATTACGGAGGGGGAGGCTCCACTAGTTATATCGCCTCGATACAGGGCGTGAGAACTGCCGATAATTATGTTATAGTCGGAACATTAGGGGCTGGTGCAACTGGAGCTGGGCCAATAAATTATGAAGACGGCTTATTAGTATTGGCGTCAATAAAAATTGAAGTTTACCCATAATGACTACTAACCTCGGACAGATATATGATGAGCTTCTCTTCAGAGCCGGAAAGGATCTGAGGGGCGGCTACATCACGCCCGATGATTTCAATCGGGGGATTAAGATTGTTAACCAGCGTTATCTCAATACCCTGGTAGACAACTTTGAACGCGACCGAGAGATTACTAGTGACCTTCAGACATTTATTAAAACATTGGGTTCTCCTCAGTATCCCGCAATGTCGTTCACACCTGTATTGCAGGGGCGACCAGAGCGCGGAGGATACGCTCAAATTCCTTCCGACATTTGGTATCAGGCAACCGCAAGTTTCCTTGAGCAGCTCAACAACAACTGCTCGTATGATACAAACTACCGAAGCATTGAGTTTGTGAGCCAACACGAGTTCGACGCCAAGATGCGTAACTCAATCACAAGCCCGGTTGACAACCCGCAGGAGAACGACCCAATCTTAGTTACACGAAACGATCGATATTTTATTTATCCGTATATGCCACGGATAACTTTTACTTACATACGAGAGCCAATTCAACCTGTATTTGACTACGACATTAACGCTAACGGAATCCCCGTGTATTTGCCACCCGGAACTTTTCACACGAACAATTCCGTTCAGCCAGCCGGCTCTCCAAGTTTGAGTGTTGAATTTGAGTACCCGGAAAGCTGCCTAGACCACTTGACCGATATGATCAAGACCTACGTCGGAATTGGTAATGAAAACCAGTGGAATATTCAGACTCAAATGCCAAGTAAAGTATGATAACCAAGCGTCAAGCCATAGAATTAATACAGCACAGGTTGACTGGCGGGGACACCCCAGAGGACTTGCGCCGCTTGTATCCACGTTCAATTATCTCACGAGTATTGAACTTAGCCCTTGCCGACATCGTTTCACGCGATCCTTACGAGGCAAGCGACATGGCGGTTCCGTATACGTTTACTCCTGCTACTGACGCCAATGGTTACTATGTAACTCTGAGTCCACAGCCAATCGCGGGGACTATGGCAATCTTTAGTGTAGAGGACCAGTCTACGGGGGATAACGGTTATATCGTACAGACCAAGG